TTGTGGCGGACTTACGGGAGGTGTATTACCAGCACCACCTGGTGCTCCTGTTGGACTTATTAATCCATTATATGCTGCACCACCACCAGAACCACCTGCTATAGAAGCATCTGAAGTTCCAGCACCTCCTCCACCACCAGCAGATGTTACTGTTGAAAATATTGAATTTGCTCCGCTACTACCTGAATTTCCTCCTGGAGCTGGACCACCAGCTCCTCCTGCACCAACTGTGATTGGAAAAGAAGTTGCTGTAACTGTAACTCTGTTTGGAGCAGTTGGATAACCATCTAAAGGACTTGCTGTATAAGGAGTAATTGGATTTTTAACTTCTCTAAATCCTCCTGCTCCACCACCGCCACCTATACCATTTCCACCGCCACCACCACCAGCTACTACTAAATATGAAACTACATTTTCAGGTGAATTACTTGAAGTACTAGATACACAAAAAGTACCAGGCCCTGTAAATGTATGAATTTTAAAATCTCCTGAAGTTGTAATCGTTCCACCTGTGGCTGTTAAAAATGTTCTACCTGTAACATTCGATGTTGAATCCATTGTATTTTTCCAACCTTCAGTATCATCCACATAAACAAAAGTTACTGATTGACCTTCAGTTGATAAAACTGCATTAGCATTTGCCCCACCTATTTTTTGTGAACCATTTGGTGTTATTGTTAAATTATTTGTTTGAAATGTGTTTGTATAATCAACGACCGATACAATATTACCGGCAGTTCCTGCTGGTAAATTCATTGTAAAAGCGCCACCAGAAGTGTTTGCAAAATAACCTTCGCCATTAGCTGCTGTGAATGTGGCAGTTTTAATACTTCCTGTTTGCCAATCAACAGTACCTGTTCTACCAAAACCTGTCTGCGTTGCTCCACTAGCCAAAGTTACAGCCGTGCCTGATCCACCTAAAGTTAAGGTTGAACCGGTTGTTTTATCTATTTCATTTACTTCTATTTTACTCATTAAACTACTACTACCGTTCCTGTAATTGTTTGTGTACCAGTTACTGTAACTGGTCCTGCTAATACTCCTGAAGCAACTGTTTGAGTTTCGTCAAGTGTCGTTGCATGTGTTACAACATAACCTGTGGCTGTCATAGATGGTGACATTGATCTCGATGCTGGTAGTGTACAGAAAACATTTTTAGTACCTGCAGAAAAGTCTACTGCACTATCAGAATTTGATGATGAGATAATTGTTGTTCTTGATAAAGTATCAGGTGAAGCATCGGTAACTGTACCAATACCTACCTCAAACTCACCTGCAGAATTGTTTTCAATTGCATAGTAAGTTGTATTACCTGTTCCAATTCCTGAAACAAAACTTTCATAACCTTGCTCTGCTCCTGCAAGATTCAAAGTTCCTGTTCCAGTAGTTGTACTTGTTTCTTTAACTCTATCGTTAACTATTAAAGCCATTACTACTCCAAATTTTATTACGCGTCGCCAAGTCTAATGATTGCACTAGATGAGTTAGCAGTTGGAAACTGAACAACGAAATCACCGTTGGTTGCAGTTTTTGTTCCGCCAAAATCTAAAACTAGTACAGCTTCATTACTTGTACCCTTATAAATTAGTGCTCCTACTGCTGATAACGTTACAGATGAAAAAGTTAAATCTGCAAAGTCAACATATCCAATATTACTTGCTATTGCTACACCATTGTTAGTTAAAGTATTTCCACCCGCTGTATAGTTTGTTCCAGATGAAGAAACTTCATTGGAAGTTGTATACGCTGTAGTTGAAGTACTGAAACCAGCTATAGACGTGTAAAGTGCTAGTTTAAAAGTTGATCCACCAGATGAATCAAAATCAAACGTACCACCAAGTAGGTCTGTTTTAAAAGAGTCAGGTACTATGTTTGCCATTTATATTATCTCCTTAGTTTGGTGATGGCGACTTAATTTGAGAACGAATAGCGCCATCTTGCCATTCATCTCTACGTCTTCTACCTTCTTGTTCGATAGAATAAGATTTTGCAGCCCTTCTATATGACTGTTCATAGTATTGTAACAGATCCGCTGGACCTTTCAAGTATCCATATGCTTCTACCAGACATGCGTACAAAAGTAAATCCTGATATTTATTAGATGTATATGTTCCTGAAGTGCTTACAGATGAGTCTGTAATGCTAGTAGGTTGTTTGACATAAGCCAAAGTAATTTCAAAAGTAGCATTTGGAGTAGGCGCAACTACCCAAAAATTAGCGTCCCAGTTAGCATAATACTTAGGTAATCCGCTAGCTGTGCTAGGTGTGTTATAGTATTCTGTCATGAAACTAGTATCTCTTTTTTCTAAAAATACTTGATTGTTAGACCCATCTTTTAATTGAACATATCTAATTATTCTAAGATCAGATGGAATAGTAACATATCTATTTCCTGATTGTAAATTTGATGTAGCATAAAATCTGTTATCATCAGAATCTACATCTCTATAAATTCTGTTTTCTGCATTTTTAATAATAGTATTTAAAACATTTGAAGATAAAACAGAGCTATCTACTTCTGTGTAATTTCTAATATCATCTTGTAAATTTGTAAGTGTGTATGCCATATTATGGTGATAGTGTTACCGGACCTGCCGATATACTTCCTCCTCCTATTTTTCCAGTTTCTGTTGCTGTTCCTGAAGCTGTAAATGTGTAATTATTAGCATTTGTAACTGTAATTGTAAATCCCGAAGAAACATTAATATCGGAACTAGTTATTCCAAAATTACCTTCTCCATTTCTAAATCTAACTGTATCACCACTGGTTCTTCCATGATTGTCTTCAAAAACAGTAACAATATTAGAACCACTAATAATATTTAAAGGATTTAATGTAAGAATTCTTGCAACAGCAGGTTCTGTTCTTGCAGGTCTTGCATTTAATAAACCTTGTGGATCTGCTGCATGAGGTTTTGGTTCTAGCTGTGGATGTTTTTTTTCAAATTCAGATATATGAACTCTTGCTCCATTCCATTCAATTACCATTTCAGAATATGGAAATTCTTGTCCAGATCTATCTGATATAAACTTGGCATATTTACCTGAAGACAAGCTTGACATTAAGACTCCGGATAGTAAACTTTAGGACTAATATAAGTGCTAGATGATGAACCATCTTCTTGTAAAGCTCTTTGTAATTCATCTTCATATAACATTTTTAACATCTGAACTCTGTCAGGTGCAGTTTTAATTGCAAGATAATAAGCTAAACCTGCAGTCATACATGGTACAAATCTATATGGTACATCTGCATCGTTAGTATAATCACCTGCGTCTTGAATTCTTTTTACATAATAATAATTTAAAAACTTACCTGCTTCATTAGTTCCAGGTGTTAGATATAAAGTAACTGTAACTTTATCTATAAATCTTTGGACAAAGTATTGTGATGGTGTTCCAGTAGAAGTCTTATTTGAAAAAGCCTGATACTGTGATCGACTAACTTTCGTAAGTGGTGTGTCTACATTAGAGTTTCTGTAAGACGCTTCTAATATGTCGTCAACACCATAAACAGCTGTAGTACTTGAAGTACCATCTGCTGTTGATCTAAACATTGTATAGGTTGCTTGGTTTGCAACTAATGTAATATTATTGTTTGCAACTTCCCAATAATGTAATCCTCTATTGGCCCATTCTTGAAATAAAATATTAAGAGATCTTCTTGCAGATTTTAATTGATAACCAGAAACACCTTGTATGCCTAATCTTTCATACGCTTCTTCAACAATATCTGAAATTGAAAAACCTTTTTCAAAAGTAGTTGTACCCGAAGTAGTGTTGGCCATTTACTCTCCTATTTATCTAAAATAATAGTTACCGTTGCATTTGAAATTGCTTGAACAGTCATTCCGCCTTCAAATAAAATCCCGTCTTCTGCTAGATTATAAGAAAATATATCGCCTGCTGGTACATCTACTACAAATTGATCTACCCCATTTCCATCTCTCAATGTAACTGAACCTGCAGAACCTGTTGATGCTAAAATAATTCCTCTTAATCTTGTTCTTCCTGCGAATACAGAACCTGTCCCTGTTTTTCTAACTGCTTTTACGTCTGATTTCATTAACCTGTGTATCCTATAGTTACAGAAGTAGTATTAGTTAAATCTAAATACACTCCATTTTTAAATCTTATGCCAGAACCAGGAACCATTAAATCTAATCCTTCTGTTCCAAAGCTTGATTGAAATTCTAAAGAACCTGTATTGTCTGTTCCATCATGTAGTTTAACTGTAGAACTAGCTACTCCAGCAGCTTGAATATAAGTTACTCTACATGGTCCTAAATTTATAGAGCCACCTGTTATAGTTTTAAATCTACCATCTGCTGTTAGTGTTGTAAACTTCTGGTCACTTATAAACGATCCGCCGCCTGCCATAATATTCTCCTTAAAATTAATATGTGGGCCCGGAGGCCCACACTAATTATTTATTACTGCGTGTCTGAACTAGAATCAATTCCTAAAATTTTAAGAACGATTACAGTAT